GTTCTCAAACTCACATCATAATACTTACCATCAATAAAGGCATAATTTTTTCCTTGAGGAATTGTTGGCTGGACTTCATCATCAACCTTAACTGGCTCCCATGATTTACGAGCCTCCACAAGATCCTGCTCTAAAATCCATGAATACTTGCCTTTAAGCAGATATGCTCTTCGAGAATAGCCAACTTCCACGTTCATTACACGTTCAATGATATTGGTATCGCCTGTGAAGTCACCACTAGGTTTAATTCCTTTTCCGCTTTGAGGATCATACCAGAACGTCTGTCCTTTACGAATTGTAACCTTTTGGCCAACTTCTAACTTATCAAAAGCCTTAGCGTTGCTAGAATATGGTCTTAACTCGATATATCGACTATCGCTAGCTACTTTTGCCCCGCCATTCAATTTATCAATCATTTCCTTCATAGCTTTACCCAAACTCATGTAGTGCTTTGTACGTGCAATAAAATATTCTTGTACTTTATCGTAACCGCCGTGTAATTGCGCTGAACGCTTAGGACACTCTGTTCCTTTATTTGACACTTGTCTATGAAGTTTAATTGTAGCTTTATCTGGTTTAATACCGTACTTATGACACAATTCTGCTCCACGCATAAAAGCATATTCCTCGTTTGCTTTAAATTGCGCATCATTAGCTGATAATTGTTGGCAAATTTCAATATGCATAATGTTATTATTATAATAGGAATTTGCAGCTGCCCATGCTGGAGCATTTAATGGTTGGACTTGCAAAATCTCTCCTGTTGAAATGTATTCGTGAGCAAAACCTAATGCTGCATTTGCTTCTGAATTTGCTCTAGAGTTTCTAAGCCACCCCTCATATCCTAAACCCGTCGGAGATCCGGCATCATTATGATAAATCAGTCCCACTGGATTACCATAAATACCAGTGTATTTACTAAACAAATCTAGTACTTTAATTTTTGGATATTTCCACATTACTTCTACCTCCTAATCATATTGTGTTAAATTATTTTGTTCAATCGTCTCAATCAACTTAATCCCATAACTACTATCTGTTGCATATGTTTTAGTTAACGCAGCACATTGACCTTGATAAGTTGTAGCATTTATCACATCAGCATAATGCTTTTCTCGCCAAGGTGTTGAGGTTATAAAGTTGCTATGATCAACTACAAACTGTTCAATCGTTTGATACTTGCGGAACTTTTCACCTGGAACTTCGACTAGAACTCCATTTACTTCTTCTAGAGTTGTTTTCGTATATGTTTCGCCAGTCCATGGCTCACTAGCTTTTATCCCTGCGTAGTTGTTCGCGTTTCTTGCTAATTCCGAGTTTCCGCACGAGCTCTCTACTACAGCTTGTGCTATGAGAGTAGAAGTCTTTAAAACAGAAGGCACCGCTTGATATAACGGCGCCATTTTTTTAATAAACGTATTTGTTTGTTCCATAAATTACTCCTTAGGATTATCTTTTGGTTCTACAATAATCTTTACGTTACTTTCTTCTACGATATTTAAAATCTCTTTCATCCTATTATCATTTAATCGCTTCATATGTTCAGTTATTGGTTCTAGCCAAGCAGGTATTGGAACTCCATAGCATCTAAATTTTCTATAACTGAACCTATATAGTTGATAATAAACGTTGTGCACCATCCATATGAAAATATCTGGAAGTTAAACATACGAGATACTACTCCTACAAAGACAATTGAAATCAAAACATTTAAATGTCTTGGCAAGGCGTCAGTACCTCTTTTACTATCCCATTGTTTTGTAATGATACCTTTACTATATCCTGTGAACACATCAAGTGCTAATAGGGAAACAAAAAAGACAAAGAGCGGACTGCCCAATGTCTTGTTAATGTTACTTATAATATCTGCCATTACGACAGATTGAAAATCTTTCATATACATTAATCTACTCCTTTCCAAATTAAAAGAGCAGGCATAAGCCTACTCTTCAATATTACAATCATTGATTCTATTTAATTAACTCAAAATAGTACTTCAACATCTCAACACATTTAACATACATTTAATTTTCTGGATCAATATTTTTTAACCTCAAATATTCATCATCAAACGGCTTCAGGTTATCATAACTTTCTGAATACTGTCTATTTAATAAGTCTCTTGATTTATTATTATTTTGAATTTCATCATTGTATTTTTTAGAAATTCTGCCTGCACCAATATGAAAATTATGAACTACAGTATTCTTTAAATTCATTAATTGCATATCGTACTTCTTGTCTTGTTTCATATTTATTGCCATGTTCTTAGCACTAACCAAGAAATTAATTACAAATGGCAAACCAACTATTTCATCAAAGGTGCCATCAGTTCTCAATTGAGCTAGATTATATTGAATAATTGGGTCAATCGAATCATTAATATACTTTATTAAGTTTTCTGCTTCGTTAGTTAATTCATCTAATCTTTCTTCTTTTTTCTTAATACTAATTTTGTCCGCAGACATAGTTACTTCTTTAATATCGTTAAAATACCATGCTACAATCATTACCAAAACAATTAATATTGATATCCAAGTTTCATCATCTCGGTAAATAGAAAATCCTAATAAAACTGTTAAAACTAAAATAAATAACCATCTTATGTCTTTCATATATAACATCTCCCCGATTTAATACATCTAATATATCAAATTAGGGGTGTTATTGTAATACACTAGATAACGAAACGATAATTTATCATATCAATCTATCTACTCCTTTCTAATTGTTTTTAAGGTACGCATACACTACTCTACCTAGTTCTTGATATCCTTCCACTGTGGGGTGTACGCCATCAGCTATTCGAGTTTTAGTATCAATGCAGGCATTCTGTCCGATTAACCTAATATTTTCACTTTCTCTACCTTTAAAATGTTCTATAAGCTGGTTGATCCACACCGCGTTATTACGCTTGTACATCCATTGCGTTTGACCTGTCTTATAAGCTTTCGCAAAAGCCAGTTGACTTGCATTTGGTGGTATTGTCACGGTGATTCCAATTTGAATATTTAAATCGTAGGCCCTAACTGATTGTACTAATGCCTCATAATCTGTGATTGTTTTAATGATTCCTGACATTAAATTATCATTCTCCAAACCAAACACATCATTAATACCTAACTGGAATATTACATCCGTCAAACCACTATAACCATTTTGGGCCATATAATAGGCAAAATCAAAATCATTCTTATCAGGGTTAAAGAATGGGTTGCCTGACCCATAGTAGATTTGATTAGTACGGTATAAGCTGGTTGTCCATCCACCGCGCCCCTCGTGATAATTTCCGTCGGAGCCTCTCGTACCTAATAACTGTAGATTACTTGATTCTAAAGCGTACGAGTCAATTAATTCTTGCGACATTTTGCTTGCATTGACCGTACTATCACCAATGATTAATACCTTTTTGTCTTTCCGAGCAATTTCGGTGATTTAAATATTAGTTGTAGTAGAATTGATTTTAAAAAAAATTTTGTTATATAGTTCTACTGTCATCGGCTCTACTGTACTAACAGTAGGCTCAAAATACCACATGTTATCTTGCTGTTGTAAAGATTAAATCTAGCAATCGATTAATTAAATTTTCTTGTGTTTCATCAGAACTTGGTTTTTCTAAGAATTCGATAACTAATTTATTAATATCGCCGCCTTCCATGTTAATAGTTCGATTGGCTCTAAAGTCTCTTATTGTGTCTTCGTCCAATAATGCACCTAAAATAACCAGATACGCATCGGCAAAGTAGTCCACATCATCTGCTTTAGCAGAGATAGCATTATTCAAAGTATTCATCATCGATTTAACTGATTCGAATAGCGACATTCTCTCTTCATTTTCGATATATTCCACTACGGATAATCCGTCATAGTATAAAGCGTTATGTTCTGGGCTATTAATATTATTATTAGGTTCTTCAATCACAATTTTCCCTTTATCATCCTCAAACAACTTCAACCGATGCGTTAATGTTGTTAGCTCTCCCTGTATCCTTTCATTATCATCGAAATAGTATCTTACAGCGAATAGAGGTTCTTGTTGAATAGTATCATCATAAACGATAAACAAATCCAATGGTGAGTTATAAATTACTCGTTTTAATGCATCATCATCTTGATACATATATTCGAACGCATACCCATAAATACTCGCCATTTTATCAAGTTCTGACTCATGGTTATCTAAATCATTTCGTCTACCGAAATCATTGAGCACCTGGTTAGTTTTTTCATTTTCATGGGTCTCTTTACATGGGATTCCATTAAAGAAACCATTGAATGTATCCACCATATACTTGGCCAAATTAACCACAATTCGATTATCTGGTTTGTAAGCCTCCCGTTTTGGTCGCTTCAAAATATCGTGTAGACCTTCGTAAAAGTTTTTCGATTCCGTATACTTCGGCACTAATTCCATATGCTTATAGATAAATTCTTCTATCACTTCACTAGTAATTTCTTTGTTTGAATCAAATACAAAAACCAATCATAGACCTCCTTTAAACGTTTTTACTTTAACTGCTGGCTTCATATAATCTTCAAATGAATATCTTACTGAGTCAATCGAGTGATTGTCTTTATCAGGATAAGTTCCTTTAAGATTACCATTACCTTTTTTTCAATTTCATATCCAGAAAATTCACGATAGGTATTTGGTGTACGTTCCGGATCAATTATTATTTCTTCTAAATCTTGTAACCACTTGATACCATTCTCCACACTACCTGGCTCTTTTCTCGCCGGTCTTAATTTCAATCCTAAATCTCTTAATTCAGCATTAGTTCTTAGCTCAGCACTATCTGAAATGATTTCTTCATTTATTGGATTTAACGATTTTACTTCATCAGTAATCATTTGATTCTTCATGCCTTTTTTATGGATTTCTGAAAAAATAATAAGCCTACGTTTAGGCTTATAGAAAAAGTTTTCTGTATAGTGTGTTGGTTCAGCTGCAAAACCATAGTCAATACCACGATTGATTTTGTCAAATGTAGCAATTTCCTCATCAGTAATTTTGCGAGTGACAATATTAGTAAAGACTTCTGCACCAGTACCAGTCACAATACCCATATACTCATGTTCATACTTTTTAGGATTCACACTTCTTAGATGTTCAGCATCATTTATAAAATCTTGACCCAGCCAAGCTGGATTAACTGATAAATAAGTACTCGAATGTACCATCGTATCATCTCGTAACTTTTGATGTTCTACTTCTGAATTGATAAAGTTGTTAACAGATTCAGGTGGATTATAGGTATAAAAGGTTAAAATGTCTTGGCCACCACGAATAAGCGATTGGTTGATTGTTCGAATTGTTTGAATACTCTCAAACTCGTCTGCTTCTTCATACCAAATGTACTTTGCGTATCCTTTTCTGAATTTGCTAGACTTTACCTTCTTCGGTTTATCTGCACCTTTAAAAATAGTCTTTTGACCAGTTGGTATGTAGGTAATTGCTAAAGGATTTAGCGAATCGTGCCACAAATGACTAACATTCAATTTATCAATCGCCCATAACATTTGCTCATAAACTGATTCTCTTAATGTGTCTTTTACTTTTCTCAAAACGACCGCATTAGCATTTTGATCAGCCATCATTCCCATAATAATTTCTATTGATACAAAAGATGACTTGGTAGAACCACGACCACCTTTTATCCAATACTTAGAATGTTGTTTCTGTTTAATATCATGATGCAAATTAAAAAATGACGGAGCAATCAAGTCAGTTAATCTAACCCTAGCCTCCATCATCATCACTTCCGATTGGAATGTCATCAATAATATTAACAGAAGTAACTGTTCCACTTACATCCACTTTATCAGTCCAGACTCCATAACGTTTACCAAGTAATTCAGCTGCTTTTATACGATCTTTAGCAGATACTTCGATATCGGTGATTGTTTGCAAACCGTCACCTAAACCGATTGTTGTTTGTTCGGTGTGTTCTCCTCGCATGACGGAGGTTAAATACTTCAAAACTTCATTTTGCTTAGCAATTGCTTCATCTTCCAGCGCTTCAAGTCGTTCGTCTATATAGGATTTAATATTAGTATTTTTTAGTAATTTATCAGTATTCGTTGCTACATATTTTTTATTATAACCAGCCTTTATCGCTGCTTTTGTCGCATTTCCTGAGATAATGTACTCATCAGCGAATCTCTGTTGTTTTATTGTCAGTTTGATTTTCCATCACCCCTTTCTAGGCAAAATAAAAAGACATCTTAATCGATGCCTTTTTTTACTTTATAAAATTTTATATATACTTTTACTTTTGTTTGAAAATCAATATAAATAAACTCATCTTTTTCACCAAAATCTACCCTAAAATCGTTATATTTTGTATCTCTATAATCTTCCTTAGCTATTGGTACTAAACTAAAAGCTAGCCCTTCATTATTTTTAGAATTATAGTGTTCTATATAACCTTCTTCGATAAATTTATTATCAAAATCAAATATCTGACAGTACGTGTAACCTTCGTTTGAAATCATCATTTCAGTAAAGGCATTCTTGTTAAACAATATATGACTATTTTTACCTTTAATAGAACTTTCTATTGATTTAATAGTATTTATAGTCATAAATTGCAAAGTAATCATAACAATCAAGCTGACAAACCAAACAAAAGTATGGTTTAATTCTTTCAGCAAAGGAAAAATTATTTCGTTATGTAAAAAATAATTACCTAATCCTAAAACAACCCATAAATTATACTTTTCATCTTTCTCCTCATAATCAACAAAATAATAAAGATCAAATCTTGATCCAATCCAATAATTTATCCCTCCGAGAAAAGATGAAAATGAAATAAGTTCAATAAAGCTCATTTATTATCCTCTTTTTTCGGTGGTCTAGATATCGGTTTTGATGGAGCCGGAGCCTTTCGGCTTCTTTCGTTAGTATAATTTCTATATTTATCCGCAAATTCTCTTGCATCTTTCTTTGTTGGTTTATTATCCATACTTATTTACTTCTCTTTTCATATTATTTCTTAAATCATTAAAATTGCAACTCTAAACTCATCAATATCTTCAAAACACAAGTCATCTAAATGTTTTTACATAAAATTTTCCTCCTATTGATTACGCTATTATATCAATATGAGTTGGATATTCGTATAATATCTTGTTACCTAATCGAAACAAAAAATTTTACTATTTAAGCAATGTTAAAATAGTAAGTTAATCCATATTAATATCTTCTATGTTAGAAGCAATTTGTTCTAAGCTGGTAGCTACATCTAGCGTGAATGGATTGCCTAATTTTTCCGAAATAGATTCTAACGCATCTGCTATTCGTCTTAATTGCTCATTAGTTTCTTCAATCTGATGAAATTGTTGCTCATCCATAAAATACTATCCTCTCTATTATTTAGTAATACTAATATACCAAAAACCACCTAGGTTTACTAGGTGGAAAAATAGGGAGATTGTATACTTATACCAATTTTCTAAATCAGTATATTCAGAAGGTAGGAATCGAACCCACACCCCCAGCCAATGTAACTGGTACGCTTCCTTTACGCCACTTCTGTTTTCTGCCCAGTTTCCTGGGCAATACCTTGGAGGAGACAATTAGTTAAACACTACATACAGTTACCTTTCTGTATGTTATTTGTAAGTCTTTTGTCAGTTCCTTACAATACTATTATTACATGTTTTATACCGCCAAAAGTTACCTCATTTTCAATTTTTTTGCTATTTTTATTATTAATTGGTCTCTTATCCAATAACAATGCTTAGGACTGTAGTTGCATTCTAACGCTATACCTTGCCAAGTAAGTGTTTTAGGCTTATTTATATATGCCATCTCAATCACTTTCCTGTGTTCTGGCAACATCTTATTTATCTCTGCTGTAGCAGCATCATATTCCTTAACTAACTGATTCAGTTCCCCATCCTCAGCTAAGGCATTTGCCGATTGTTCTGTTGGATTAATAGTAATACTTGATCTGCCACCGCCGATATTTTCATCGGGTTTCATATATGGTGTCAATAATTCCGTCGTGCGCTTGTTTATCAGTGTTTCATATATATCTAAGTCTTGGATAATACCTTCAATATAACGATATGTTCTCCATCTCAATCCTGTACTTTTATGTAGCTGAACCATTTAACCAACCTCCAAACACTTCCAACTTACTACATCGAATATTTATCATCGTTTTCGGTCATTTTATAGAGTAAGAAAACAACCATCATAATAATCAATATTTTCTGCATTTACTCAGCATCCTTTACAAACACCGTACCAGCATCTGTTTTATGAGCTTTCTCAAACAACTTAGCCTTTGGATCTAATGTCATGATTTTCATATTATTATTCCTCCAGATATCTTAATTCGTATTCTTTCAAACGAGTCAGTGTTTCAATCGCTTTTTCTAAATCTTCAATACCATTTTTATGTCTGTGTCGTTTGATGTATTTATCAGCATGACTTTCCATAATGGATATAAATTCGTCTTTTGAATACAATTTGTTCCATACTTCAAATAGATCCCACCCATTTTCTTTTTGATAGTGATCTGGTCTATGAACATTGTTTGAATCACTTTCTATCGGACTAAACATTTTCTCATTCATCTCATCGTTAATTTTTAATAACTCTTCGAAAAACTCACTAACACTCATCTCCATAAATGAATCTCCTTTTTACTCGAGTAATTTTATACTGACTATCCATCAATCTACTTGTTAATGAATTAAATGTCCTGCCATAGGGGAAAGTCTTATTTAAATACTGATAGGCTAATCCCTCTGTTTCAAAAACCAAAATATCATTCGTAGTCAGATTTCTTAATAAATATACATAGTCTTTTTTTACTATTGCCTCCATACAATCACCTTAAAATGGTAAATCATCTTGATTAATATCAACAACCGCACCAAAGTCTTCGAATTGAGATTGACCAGAATCAGTAGCTTTTGCCGGTTCAACAAAATAAAAATTGTTAACGTAGACTTCTGTTGTATAAACTCTTTGACCTTGCTGGTTGTCGTAACTTCCTGTGCGGATATTGCCATCGATAGCAACTTTTGTGCCTTTTTTACAATATCTATTCATAATGTCTGCTGCTTGTCTCCACACAACACAATTTATAAAATCAGCATCATATTCACCTTGTTTATTCTTATATTTGCGTTCTACTGCTAAATTAAAACGACCAACCGATTCGCCCTGCGGTGTCTTTCTTAAGTCGATATCCCGAGTTAATCGACCAATCAATTGTACATTATTCATTTGAACACTCCTTTTTAGTGATAGTTAATTAAAATATATTGATCTCCAATAATTGTTTTTCTTTAATAGTTTTTCTTGTCCGAAAGAATTATTTTGCTTTTCCAATGTATCACCTGCCTTTCTGTGATATGATTAAAATAAAAAGTTTTGAGGAGATTTATTATGAATGATGAACAAATAAGAAATATTAGACAGCTAAATAATATTAGAAGCTTCACAAAACAAGGATTTGACTACACTTTAGAAAGACCACGAACAACTAGCTCTGATGTATTTATTGAAGAGCCAAAAATATGTGGCCATTGTAAAAATACTGGTCACCAAGAAGCGGTCGATTTGGTACTGGTAACAAAAAATAACATTTACGATGCTGTAGGTGTGTTTGCCTGCTTAAGTTGTAAAGAAAGTACTATTCAATTTTTTAAATATGAAAAATTTCAATTTAACAATGATGAAACAGGTGAGATACATTTTCCTTATGTTTTAGTAGCTGTTAATCAAATTCCTAAAATAATTTACGATAATTCAATTCCAGAAATAATCCAAAATAAATATCCTTCTTTTTTTGAAATTTATAAACAATCAGCCGAAGCTGAGAAAAATCAACTTACACATTTAGCAGGCATGGGTTACAGAAAATCAATTGAGTTTTTGGTTACAGATTTTTTAAAAGATTATTCAATAGATGACTCTGTTACAAAAGAATGGTTAGAAAATCCAAAAACACGATTATCAGAAAAAATTAATAAACTTCCTTCTGAAAGATTAAAAAAAGTTGCTCAAGCAATCTCATATTTAGGTAATGATGAAACGCACTATACACCTATCCATCAAAACTATGGTATTCAAGATATGAAGAAGTTTATTGCCTTATTAATTAATGAAATTGAGAAAGAAATGATTTACTCTGATGTTGAATCTTTTTTAGGATAATGCGCCTCTAAATAATCTAATAACCTTTTATTAATTTTAATCATCGTTTCCATTTGTTCCTGATACAACATAAGAATATTTTCTAAATTAGAAATTTTCTCTTTTAGCTTACTTTTTTCCATATTTTCCCTCCTAATGTTCACTATCATTAATTCCATATGGCACTCGCCAACCATTAACTGCTATTCTTCTACATATTAGATTAGCAGCTTTTTACTTTAAAACTGAAATTGTCTCATCTTCATCACAGTTTTTAATTCTCGTTCAATCTGTGATTCATTCTGTGCTATGGTCGCTTCCAATTCTTCTTCATTTCGAATAATAAAGTATCCACCTGGTTTCGTTCGTATAGAGCCAATTGGGTAACCTTTATTCCTCAAAGCTTCTACAGAACTTTTAATTTTGCGACTACTGCAATCTAGTAACTCTTGCAATCTTCTTATTTTCATTGCATTCTCTATTCCTTCAGGTATTAACTTTAATAGCCTAAGCTGAAATTCTGTTAATGTTTCTTCCATATGATCCTCCATTTCCAGGATAAATTCCTAAAACTTTAAATCTCTGTTATCTCGATTTCTACACGAGGATTATCTTTGTCATACAATACCGTTGAACCGTCTACACTCACAACAATTTTTGAATTATCATCTTCTAAGACTTTCGCATCTACTAGCAGGTCATGAGTGGCACTTAATAAATTAGTTAAGTCCACTCTATGACGTGTTGGCATATAATAAAGAGCTTTAACGTTGCAACGATAATCAATCGGTTTCCCAGCATATTTTGCTTGTGATAAAAATAAGGTTCGATAAGATTCATAAGCTTTGGATGGGATAGGGAACATCTTCCCTTTTCTACGATTAGTCACCATACGCATACTGTTCTTCTTAGTAATCGGCTTTCCTTTTACCACTAACCTAATCAAGTCACTTATTCCTCCTTTGAATCATCTTTAAACTCATCTATCAAACTTCTAAACTCCGATAGTATATCTTCACCACTATCAACTACTGTTTGTTGACTAGCTTGTTCGGTATCTGCAGTATCTTTAGTCCAGTAAGGTTTAATTTCATCTTTCTTTTGCTTGCGATTGTATGGCACTTTGCGATTTTGAAATTGCTTTTGTTCAGCTGCAACATCATCCAATGTTTTAATACCTTTCGTTAGCCAATTCTGCATGATGCCTTTAGCATAGTTGTATGACTTTTGATTTTCTTGAGCAATTTGCATAGCTTTGATTGCTAACTCTGGTGATAGATCACTACACCATTGCATTAAGTCTGATTGGATATAATTTGATAGCACACCAAAATTATTTTGGTAAAAGTGTAGGACAGACTGCAACTGAGACTGTTCATCTTCTACTACGCTAGTAGTAGTTTTATTCTTCTCTTCTCTCTTCTTCTCTTCTCTGTTCTTATCTTCTTCTGGTCTGTTAGCTAACGTGAGACCTAACGTTAGGTTTTTTGATTCTAATTCATTGACGAATGCTTTAAGTGCGTTAGATTTAGTTGGAATGCCTTCTTGAAATGGATTGATACCCATTGCTTTTAATTTTTTTCGATAGTAACTGACACGTTGTCTTTCAGCGTTCCCATCTTTCACTCGTTCCATTCCTTCAATATTTTGATGCTTTTCCCAGTTGGTAATATCAATTAGGCCATCATCGGATATTTCAATCATCCCAAATTGGTCTAGTGTTTTGAGCCCTGATCTAACGATATTTAGTGGAGTTCCTAAAATTGTTGATAGCATTTCGTCACTGTACGCTAAATTTTGTCCAAAATAGACCATTCCACCATCATTTATTTTGCCAGCAAGACATAACAGTTGAATCCAAAATAAGACGATATTGTTCCCCTCTGGCATAGTTCTTATGAGCTTAATCTTCTCATCATCAAACATATTGACCGATAGCTTAATCCACTGTATTTCTGCCATATTCACCATCCTTTCTAGAATAGGCCAAAGCCTACTCTAGTTTTGACTTAACCTTGGTAGGAAACAACTCGCCTTGTTCTCCGATAATTTCACCGTTGTTGATTGATTCAGCTGGATCATACTCTGGTTCAACAATTTCAGGTTCAGACGGTGTCACATCTTTAAAGATTCCATTGCCTTGTTCATCAAAATCATCAAACACTTTCTCATCACTCACGACTGCTTTTTGATATTCAATAGACAAAATACCCCATTTGTTTAACATATTTCGTAACACTGTTTTTTCTGCCATGCTATCGTAATCACTAGCCCACACGTTAGTTAGTTGTTTCTTGTCCTTCGCTTTATTATTTCTGATGCGGTGTGCTTCTACTTGGTCTTTAGTCCAGTACACTGTCTTTTTAAATCCGTTTAGTAATTCAAAATAACCAAAATACCCTACCACTTGCTCGCTTGTCTTAGCATCAAAATCAATATCTAATTCTTCTGTCAACGGATTCCATGATTTCAATTGCCCTTCGTATACCGTACCTACATTTAAATGCTTGTATTGTCCGCTACGTTGTGCCAATTGCACATAACCTTTATAGCCTAAGATAAATTGCGCTTTCTTAACCCATTTTCCTGTCGCTTTATCCTTCTCATTGAACGGTACTAAGTAAGCAAAACCAAATTGTTTTTCTAGTGGTAAATCTAACTGTGCTGCTTGCATAGCTCCGGCAATAATTGACATTGGTTGACTGTCTGCCAAGTATGAATCATTGTTAACCAATGTGATCAGGGAACTTGTAAATTGAGCAGATTTGTCTTTTAGAATTTGCTTGAATTTATTTTGAATTACTGGATTATCCAACAATCCTTTTACCGAATTGGATGCTGTTGCTACACTGTTGTTTTTCTTTTCAGCTAATGCGTTTTTGATTGAATCTGTTGTTGCCATGTTTAGTTAATCTCCTTTACTGTGAATCGTTTATATGTTGTTTCTTTGCTGTATTGCTCATATACATCTGGCATTTCTTTTTTGAGTGCTTTAGTATCGATTGAAGTACGTTTCGTTTCCTTCCACGTCACTTTAAATTCATCAGATAATAATTCATCTGCTTCATTCTCGTACATGTAATTCTTTAACTTGTTTTCGATTTCTGTTTGATATTGCGTAAGTTCTTTGATTTGAGCTTTTACATTACCTAGTTCGACAAGTTTTTCTTTTTGTGATGAAAGTATCGCCAAACTGTTTAAAGGCTCGTAATCGACTAAATTCAAAGCTTCTTTAGTTGCTGGTGAACCGTCAATTTCAGGCGCTACATTTTTCAGTACATTTTCATTCCAAAATTTAATCGCCTCTTTGATATACATGTCAATCAATTCTTGATCTCGTTCTATCTTTTTAAATTTAAAATCATGGTTCCCAATCACAACTGCGATATAAGCATACTCATAATCCAATACGTTTAAGTAATGCTGTACTTGCATGATATAGCTTGCTGGTATTTCATCTTCGTCCCATTGATTAGCACTAAACGCGCCTGTAGTTTTACATTCAAGTAAGGCTTTTTCACCCACAATTTTTCTATCTATGTTCGCCAATAGGAAAGGATGTTCTTTGTGATAATGTGTCTTATTATCACGTTGAACTTTCATTCCACTTTCTTGCTCAAATAGTCTAGCGACGAAATCTTCTAACTCATTCCCTATTTGTACCTGTAGCTTGCTAGATATGTCAGGTGCTTCAATCTGTCCTGTTTTTTCAAGCCACAATTGGTAAGGTGACTTGTTTTGGTTTAGCCCTAGCATGGTACCAATATCACTACCACCTAGACCATTGCTTCGTAGATCGTGCCATTCCTCGTTATTAACAGCAATTTTGTAGTTCAAATCTATTCACCCCCATAAATAAAAGCTGATCCAAACATTTTTTACAAATTGAATAACCGTAACTATTTAATTCTGAAACTAAAATATACTCATCATCAGTCTGGAAAACTTCATCACCAAACTGAATTTCATATCCTAATAAATCTTCTTTTTCTGTATAAATTTCGTCAGGTTCCATCGGAACTCCTAAACTATCACGTTGCCCTCTAATAATCATTTTGGTATAATCTCCTTGAATAGTTTTATTCTTTGTCCGTATGCGCGTACGGACTTTTTTGTTTGTTTTAATTTAACCTTCAATTAGCACCATCCTCTTCGAGTACCCATTCTTCTCAATGCTTTGTTCTTCTCTCTTTCTAGCCGATGGTGTTGTCATCCACAAAACTTGCTTATACGGAATACCCAACTTCACAGCTATTTCATGTGGTGTTCCTGTTGTCACAATTTGATCACCTTTATAAGCCACATAAAACTTATCTTTTCTAGGTATATGCCTCTTTGATTTCCGCCCAGAATTCACTGGCATACATTTTGACATACCAGATCAAACCTCCTTGCTCATAAACTCGAATAATATCCCTTAAATGCTCTACATCAGAAGTTTTATGATAATTTTCAATTGACTTCCGAATGCTCAACTTCTTCCATTTCAGCATTTTCCCACATCCTTACATAATCTGTATAATAGCTATGTATTCTAGCTTGAAAATCAACTGGCTTTTCCTTCAATTGTTCAGGTGTTAATTCATATTTCTCTAACAGCCATCTTTTAAACGTCTTTAATTTTTCCAATCTCTAACTCCTCTACAATCAATCATTCCACTTCTCACTAATCTCGCATCGGATAAATTACACATCGCTTCAATACGTTCAGCTTCTCTTTGGTTTTCCCTATAATTTTGTAATTTCCAAATGGATATAAACATTAATACGAAAACTAAAACCCAAGCTAATACTTCAAATAATTTTTTCATTATTTCCTCCAAATCTGTATTTCATGCTGGCAGGCATATTTTTTATTTTTTATTTTTTTAATGTCTGAAGTAATTCATCAATTTCATAACGATCGTAGTACCACTTAGTACCTTGTCTACGTTTTTTTAAACCTAATCTTTCCCATTCCTTTAAAATTTTCGCATGGCAGTTATATATTTCATAAACTTCCTTTTGCATCAACCATTGCTTCTCTTTAGCTAACATACGTTTTTCAACTTCTTGTTCAATGATGTCTACAATTTGATTAACAAGTTCTAAACTTGCTGATTCTGATAATAAGCTTGTTAATTCCATTTTTTATGTTCCTTTCTAAAAATGTTCACATCTACATCTAAAGCGTCAGCAATCTTAAATACTGTGGTTAAAGTTATGTCTTTAGTAACCCCGCTTAGAATCCGATATAACTGACCTGAATTAAGGTCTGCTTCAAGCTGGATTTGTCTAATTGTTTTTCCTGATTGCTTAACCAGATCGTTTAATTTTTTTACGTTCACGATACACCTCCATACTATATATTGCGTCAAAAAAGTTATGCACAACCATATGTTGTGTTTTTATGTTAAATAAGTTATACTCTGATTGAACAGATTCCACTTAATAGCCCTGGTACGTCTATTTTGTGAATTAATACGTTCATGAAGAGAGGTGTATACATATGACTAAAAAACCTTACATAATCACTTATGATTTGAATTCACCAGGACAAAAATATTCCGACGTGATAAAAACTATTAAAAACGATATTAGTAGCGCTTATTGTAAATATTGGGAATCAGCATTCTTATTCACCTCATATTTAACCCCTGGAGAAATGATAGATAAACTCAAACCGTATTTAGATAATGGTGATAAAGTTATTATTTTAGAGGTTGTGAACAATAAACAAGGTTGGTTAACTAAAGAACAATGGAATTGGATCAATGAAAATATTTTTTAATAAGTATTTCCATCACTGTCATAGAATTTAAATTTTTCGGTTAAGTAATTATCTAGAGTTTTGAAGTTAGCCTCTGTGTCTTTTTCAATAAATTTAATACGTTTTTCTACTCGTCTTAATACCACACCGACTACCAATCCTGCGGTGACGAGTGCGATTATTTTGATTTGTTTTTTCATTTTTTAAAATTCCTTTCGTGATATACTCTCCTATAAAGGAGGTGGAAAATATGACAGAAATGATATTTAATCATCCAGAATTCAAATCAACTGAAGCTGATTCAAAATTGATTGAAACTAGTCAAGAAAAAATTATCCGAATTGAATATCCTGACGGTGTTATTGCACAATTTTTTATGACTTTAGATGGAAAAATAAACGTTCAATGTAATCGTTCATTTATAATTGATAGAGAAATAAATGGTATTCTTAAAGTACGACCTAATCTTTATGATGTGAATCATGATTTTGTCGATGCGCTTCTTCAATAATTACTTTCCCATCTAAATTTATTTCTTTACCTTTTATATGGATATTGTCTTTTGTGATTTTTATTGAACTCTCATCACCAATTGAGAGTTCTTTAATTTTTTCATTCATCCTGTACCTCCTACTATTTCCTTTATAGATTCATTTCAACCATTGGCACATATCCATGATTCGTTAACAAATTATGTAAGAAAAGTCTTCCCTTTTGCGTCCATTTGGTGTGTAATCTAGAGCCTTCTCCACCGTTATATTCAACAGTTTGGCTTTGCGTATAACCTAGTGGTGCATACTTTTGATACAACAACCATGTCCCACCTTGTTTATTTTGAATACCCCAGTCATTTAATAGCTGATTTAACTTAGTACCGCTCAACCCGTAATCCTTTGCGATTTTCGAAATTGATACGAGTGACTTGCTTTGCAAAATTACATCATAGTAACTGGCTTTAGGTTGAAGCTCAAATACACGTTGCTCTGCGATTAAACGCTGCTCACGTTCTGCCTTCAATTTTTGCAATGCATCTATTAGAAAATCTGGATTATCTAGCAACTCATCAGTCGCATATACCCTATGCTTGCGTATTGTTGGTAAAACCTCTGATGTCACCCAGCGTTTGAACTGCTTAGCGTTAGGTAGTTTTGATTTTAGGATTAGACTGTATAATCCTGATTCGTTGATAATTGGAGTTTTCTGAAATCTACCGATGGAGTCCTGAATTGGGACTTCGTCTTTATCTTCTTGGTCAACATGATCTTTAACGGCTTTTGTTGGTATTTCGTAGCCAAGCACTTCAACTACATCTTTTCCAACAAAATAAGGTTCGTTATCAATTAACACAGTTCTAACTTCACCAAATTCTGTATTTTTAAAAATTTGTAATTCCATTTGTTTCATCCTTTCTAAAGAAATGTCTACCTAAACAACTTACGTTTTACGATAGTTTTTTAGAAAAAAAATACTGGTAGCTTCATATGGATTTAATTTTAAGGTGTAATATATCCCATTCATAACTGGATATGATGGTTTATTATTTCCATTAATCATATTACTAATGGTATCTCTATCGACTCCTATAGCTTCAGCTAATGTTCCAATATTGTAGCCTTTTTCTGCTATTTTTGCCTTTAATAAATCGCTATTAATAACTAACATATTTGACCTCCTTTCTTATTACGTAAGTCAAATATAAACTAACATACGGAATAAGTTAAGCATTTTACGAAAGTTTTTTGGTAAAAAACACAAAAATATTGCAAATACTGAAAGTTTTGGGTATAATCTGATTATAATATATAAGGAGGAAATAAAAATGACATTCTCAGAGCGAATGAAATATGCTAGAGAACTAAAAAAAATAACATTGAAAAATTTAGGAAATAAAATAGGAAAAACTGAAGCGACTGTTCAACGTTACGAAAGTGGAGAAATAAAAAATCTGAAGAACGATATTATTGAAGCTATCGCCGATGCGTTAGATGTTTCCCCTGCATATTTAATGGGATGGGATGATACTCCTTTATTATCAGAAAACACAATGCGAGTCGCCGCTCACATTGAAGATGATGTAACGGAAGAAGAACTAGAAGAAATCATGAGGTTTATTGATTATATAAAATCAAGACGAAAGTAGGTGCCCTATTGAGTCCAATCGAGTCATTGATTGCGCAATATGATGAAGTACTTAATTTTTATTTTGAAGAAATGCCGATTAAATTACATGGATTAATCGTTGACAATAATGTCTATATAAATAAGTTAAGCACCGCTCAACAGCAATATGCAGCAATAGCTGAGGAATTAGGTCATTATGAGACTAGCGTTAATGAAGATATTACAGATTACAAACAAACATTTAACCTAAAGCAAGAGAATAAAGCCAGGTTTTGGTCATATAAGAAAATCGTTCCAGTAGATCAATTAAAAGACTATATCCTAACTAATGATTCAGTAACAGTTTATGATCTGGCCGATCATTTTGATACGACAGTAGGATTAATGGAACAAATCATTGAAGTGTATAAAATAAAACAACTAATTTAATAGGAGAGGAGGAAAAGAGTGGAAGAACAAGACTACCTAAAGAAGATAAAAGAATACTTAGATAAATACAAAAAAATGAATTTTAAACAATATCTAAATCTAATCAAATCAATCTACAGATTAATAAATCACGCTATATATGAAAATAAGTATAAAGGCAAAAAATATAAGTATTGGTCCTTTCCTCGTGGGAGTATAGTTAAAGTAGATTTTGGTTTTAATGTTGGATATGAGTTAGGTGGTGTTCACTATGCTGTTGTAATAAATAATAAAGACAGTATGAATTCTGGTAATATATGTGTGCTACCGCTCACTTCAAATAAGGGAAAAAATCTTAGTTATTACGAGATAGACATTGGAAGTGAGCTATATGATTTGCTTTTTATGAAAGCAGAATTTACTGGAAGAGATTCTAACCTTTTTACGGTTTATCAAAAAAACTTAGAAAAAGAGATAAGCTTGTTGCAATCTCAACATTCACTAACAGAAAAGAAAATTTGCTTAGAAAGACACAGTACAAGCGCAATTCATACATATTTGCTATCTAGTATCGATAAAAAAGAAATAGAATATACAGATGATTCTATCTATGTTTCATTAGATAAAATTATCTCTGCATTTGAAGCAGCAAAAAGCAACTATCAAATTAACCGTTCAGAAGAATTAAAGTCACTAGCTGAAATAGAACTGTTAAAAATAAATTCTATTTGTAAGATTGACCAAATTCGTATAGTTAGTAAAAGTAGAATTATAAATCCAAAAAATATCGATGATTCATTGAATAAAATTAAATTAAGTGCGAATACAATGGATAATATTACACAGAAATTGCACGAATATATTATGTTTGACAAATCATAAAATATCCGCTAATATAATGATATAAAGTCTTTAGGACATATATTTGAGATAAAGCCCTCGGGGCATGTGGCGGATAACTAACGTTATCCGCTTTTTTTATTTGAATAAAAAATCTCACTCCCTCTAACTTGGCGGTCTGAGGAGTGAGATTGAAGAAAAAACAAGCCTTTATAAGGCCTATTTTCTATACCTATTTTAACAAATTTTAGGAGGTGATGCCATAATTTTCTCACGCTGGCAGGCGAAAGGAGAAAAACAATGATTAAAAAATACACAAAAAAAGATGGATCAACAGCCTATATGTTTGTCGCATACCTTGGTGTTGACCCTATCACTGGAAAACAAAAACGAACAACTAGACGGGGTTTTAAAACCAAACGTGAAGCAACCCTTGCTGAAGCCAAACTTCAAACTGAGGTTGAAGAAAATGGTTTTGGTGTTGCACCAAGAATGATGACGTTTAAAGAAGTATATAAATCCTGGTTACCAATATATGAATCTACTGTAAAAGAAAGCACATTACAAATTCAAATTAACGTAATTGAAAAACATATACTGCCCTACTTTGAAAATATGTCTGTCGATAAAATTACCACACATTACTGTCAAACTATAACAAATAAATGGTATACGTCATATGTTAAATTTCATAACTTAATTGGCTTAACTCAACGAATTCTAGAGTACGCTGTAACTGTTTTAAAATTAATTAAAGTTAATCCAATGGTTGCTGTAATACGTCCTAAACGTAAGCGTAAATTGAAGGATGAAGTATACCAAGCACCCTATTATGATGCTGAACAGTTAGAGCATTTTTTAAGATGTGTAAAAGT